CGAAATATTCGAGCCATTGTTTCAGGAGGAATGTTTTTGGCAAATTCTAATGTATCCATTACGTTAAAGCTTCCTCCATATCATCTTGTAATTGCTCAGCAGCTGAATCTGGAATGTAATTCTTGTTACCCTTAGCTGCTTCTTCCTCTTGTTTCTTAAGCTCAGCTCTTTGTCTCTCTTCAGCAATCTTATATAATGCGTTTATATAATCAAGCGGCATATACATCATTTCTGTAAATGATACACGGCCTCGATAATAAGCGCATAGCATTTCTATTTTTGTTATAAACTCCTGATTTGAGCCAACTGAGCTCGCGTAAAAAGTAAATTAAGCATAGAATCAATGTTCTCCTGCGGGATCTCAGATCCACATTCCGGACAAGTAGCCTTAGGATAAACATATGTAATCTTAGGAGCTTCGATGATATTTGCAAGCTTACCGGTAAGAACGTTATACTGATCATTATTGAGGCTCTTAAGAATGCTGGTATATACCTTAAGCTTAGAGAGAACTGTCTTATTAATATTCTTCGGATATTCCTTAATCTCGATAGGAATAAGCTCGCCATTTACTCTATCAATTGAGAAGAATCCATCAATATAAGCCATAGTATTAAGAATCTCAGAATACTTCTGAGTGATCTCAGGCTTAAGAGTGGAGAACTGAATAAACGTTGTATACAAACTTGCAGGTCTGTAGCTGATAACAATATCATCAGAAATCTGCATCAGAGTAGACTCAAATACATTGCTTTCTGTAGTGGTATCTTTAGCAACGATATCCTTGAATTCAGCCTTGATCTTATCATGATTATCGTTATCACCACCATATACAACCATATCATCAATATTGGTATCAATAAGATTGGTCTTACCACAGTTCTTCGGATGCTGATCGTCATGCTGGCAGATTCTAGCAATTAAGTTAGCAGAAGAATAGCAAGCTCTGTAAATACCATAATACAGAGATTCAATATCTTCAGTCCTGATCATCTTGCACCAAGTCTCAAATCTTGGCTTATTAGCATCCTCAGTATGGTTATAGACAAACTTAAGAGATTCAATAACACCATTGACATTATTAGAATTCTGGATTGTCTTCCTGAGATTATCAAGCTCTGGACCGGAGCATTCTGTAAATGTCATAGAACGCTTGGTATGATACAGACCCCAATCTGCTTTCTTCTTAGACTGAGTAGTCTGAATTGCAGATAGTACAAATGAACTATCAACAGCAGTCTTACGAATCTTAAACTTATGGAAGTCGATAGGATCATTAAATACCTTAACAGAGCTAAGGGATTTCTTAAAACGCTCCCTAACCTCTTCAGGATCTTCATCCTCATCATCCACTACATTAAGTCCATCATCTGCATCATCCAGATCGCTCATAAGCTCATCAAGATCACCAGACTCATCTACCTTAGCTGGTTCACTATGACGTACTGCAGATTCAGGAATCTTATTTTCCTTCTTCTCTTCCTTTACCTCAGCAGGCTTAACTTCTTCCTCTACAGGAGTCTCTTCTACATCAGCTTCCTGCTGAATCTCCTTATCAATAGCCTCTTCTTCAACTACAGGCTTAGTATTGGTTTCAGTATTCTTATTCTCCATAGGTGCTTTTACCTCTTCCGCCTCTTCTACTTGATTATTTTCAAACTTATATCTTGTAGTGATATCTTCTACCGGTTCATCATCTTCATCCGGAATACTATTGAGATCTTTAAGATAATCATCTTCAAAATCAGACAGATCATCATCGTCTTCATCTGTAGAATCATTATCATCATCGAAGTTTAAATCTGGATCATCTTCAAAATTGAAATCAGAAATATCTCTGGTTTCCTTAGTAGTCTTAACTTCTTCATCACCATCATCCGGTCTTTTAGAATCATCATCGTCTTTAAGACCTTCCATGGTAATGGTACCGGTAAGCTCTTTCTCTAGAGCCATTTCTTCTGCATTCTTTCTGACGATTGGCATCATAGTATTCTCGATCCAATCCTTACTCTCAGCAAGACGCTTATCCATAGCTGCAAATGCATCCTTAACTAGAGGGGCATCTTCAGCAAGCTCTTCTTTCTCAGGAATCTTATTATTCTTTTTCAATGCGCCAGCAACATCGGCTGGTGACATTTTAATCGCACCATTTCTTGGACTTTCTGCTGGTGCTACTTTCTTTCTTGGTTCCTGACGATGCTGAGGCTGATTTGCCGGCACTTGTTCCTCAACATCTACAACCTGCTGGGTTGGAGCACTAGCAGGCTTATGCGGCTTTAGATTCTTTTTAGAAGACGCTGCTAATTGTTCAAGAGTAATTTCTTTTCCCATTATTATGATTCCTCCTAGAGTATTTTATTTGTGAAAGTTGTGGTTTTATTATAAATTATCTAGGATATATGCTGCTGGCGCATCAATACCGCTAGATTCATTATAAGCAATAGCATAGGCTCCTGCTTCGGTATTAATAAGAATACCTAAAGTAGTTCCTTTAATGGTCAAATTAATATCTATCATTGCTAGTTCCGGCAAATAGGTATTAATCTGATCTGATATATCTGTACGCAATGATTGCAGGAAGTTTTCATTATTATTAAATCTGTATCTATGACGAATATCAACTCCCATATTTGGGTGTGATTGGAATTTACCCTTCTCTAGCAAAAGAAGGTAAATAATATTGGTATACATAGCATGAGTATCATCCAAAACAAGAGGCATTCCAAAATCATTTAAGCTTAAAAGGTGTGCTTCCATATGAAATATCACCTCCTTAAAAGATAGTAAATTACTATAAAGTTTTGCATGTTAATTTTTACACTAATAGTTGCATATTATAATTATGGTAAGAACAAATAGAATCTTACTGAACTAAAAACCACTAATTAATAGGAGGAATTAAGATGAGCGATGTTGAAAAGATTCAGGAGAGACTTGAGAGTATGTCCAGCCAGTTGGATAACGATGAGATGTTTATGCCGCTGGACGACCCGGATTTCACGAAGCTTGTGGAACTGATTAAAGCAGAGAGTCTTAGTAAGAAATTGAAGACTCAAATGCTTGAAGTAACCAATCCGTCTAAGCAGGAAGTAAGAATGCTTGTTAATCTCTTCTACCAGATCCAGGATAACCGCAAGGCTATCAGAGAGATGATCCGTTCCATTGAAGGTGATGAAAGTAAGAAGATTAATGTAGTCATTATGGAATGGGTCTTGAAGAATCTTGCAGTTGTGGAGAAAGGTATTCAGGATTGCTTGAGTATTCTTTGTGAAGCATCTGAGACCGGAAGATGGCTGTTGCAGATCAAGGGTATCGGGCCTGTGCTGGCTGCTGGATGCTTGGCATATTTTGATGTATCCAATGTAAACTATGCTACCAACTGGATCAGCTACGCCGGTCTGAATGACAATAATCGTCCGTTTATTGGCAACGTAGGAGCAACCAAGATTGTTAATGAGATCGTCGGTAATGCTAAAGAGATTACCGATGATATGGTAACAATGATTGCTGTCAAGACTCAGTGGAAGTATTCCTATCTTGCAGAGAAAGCATTCAATCAGGATACTGGAAAGTGGAGCAAGGCAGCTCTTATTAAAGCATGTGCCAAGATTCCGTATAACAGAGATCTTAAAACTCATATGTGGAAAATTGGCAAGTCTTTCCAGTGGCTGTGCAATGATCCTGATTCTCTTTATGGTCGGCTTTTCTCTGAGCGTAGAGTATTGGAAACCATGAAGAATGAAAAGGGTGAATTTGCAGCTCAAGCTGCTCAGATTCTTGCTACAAAGAATATTGGCAAGAGCACTGAAGCCTACAAATCATACTCCCAGGGTAAGCTGCCGAAAGCACATATTAATGCAAGGTGCATGAGGTATGTCGAGAAAATCTTCATCAGTCATCTGTATGAAGAAAGTTATCGGGTATTCCATAAGAATGATCCTAATGGTAACGTACCTGCAAGGTATTATGCATTGGAACACTGTGATGGACACCATGATGAGATTGAGCCGGAGATTCCTTACACTTGTTAATAACTAACTAATCGCATAATTCAAATATAAAAATCAAAATTGATGCGATGATAAGAATCAATTTAAACGATCAAATTAACTATTAAATATGATTCATATTGTAGAATTAAATTAATGATTCGCAAAGATTCACTTGTTTTGGCTAAATTATGAGATTGGTAAGATTCAAATAGAGTAATTCACATTAATAGTAAAATAAGATTCAAAATATCTAAATAAATTAGAGTAGTAAATAAGCAATAATTAAGGCTGGAAACCCTCCAGCCTTAATTTTTTGTGTAAAATGCTAGGCTGGACATTGAAATAATTCTGAAACGATACTAATAGGAGGTAATGATAATGGCAAGAAAATATCGTTGCCCATATTGTAATAATACATATGAACGGCCAAAGCTTATTAAGCATATAGCTAAAGCACATTCAGAGATGATTCCTCAAGATTATACTGCTGCTAGAGTGGTCTTTGATATGATTAATAAGACTGATGGTGGTAGATGTAGGGTATGTGGATCTCCAACTGATTGGAATGAAACTAAAGGTCATTATGAAGTATTGTGTAACAATCCTAAGTGTAAAGAAAAAATGAGAGAAGATTATAAACGTAATATGCTTAGGGTTAAAGGCACATATAATATTCTTAATGATCCTGAACAGCAAAAACGTATGCTTGCTAATAGAAAAATCTCTGGTAAATATAAGCATTCCGATGGTGGTATTATTACTTATACTGGGTCTTATGAACGTGAAGCTCTAGAATTTATGGATGTATTCATGCAGATTCCTTCAAAGGATATTTTAGCTCCTGGACCTACAATAGAATACATGTATAATGGAGCCAAGCATATTTATATAGCAGACTTCTTATATATTCCGTATAATCTTATTATTGAGATTAAAGATGGTGGAGATAATCCAAATAATCAGCATTCAGACTCTAGAGATTCTTCTAGAGAGAAAACTCTTGAAAAAGAAAGAGTTATTACAGATAGAGGAGAATACAACTATATCAGATTAACCAATAATCAATTCCCACAGCTTATAGAAGTCTTTATGGATATCAAGCTTAAGATTATGAATGGAGAATCTGATAAGGTTGTAAAAATTAATGAGTCTGTAGATTCTAAAGCTGTAAATGAATATTTTGAATTTGGAATTCCTGAGATTATTACAGAAGGAGTTAATGATGAATGGTTAACTCTATATCATGGATCTGATCGCAAGCTTAAGACTATTGATCCTAGAAGTTACAACTCAGGATTTAAGAAAGATGATATTAAATTCTCATCATTCTGGTTTCCTAAGATGGAATATTCTATTGCATTTTCAGCTTATTCATTATTTAATAATAACCCAAACATGCCAAAAGATTACAGAGGATGGGCTACAATAGATAATGATATGAAATGTATTGTGCCGAATTTCAAAGAATATATAGATGCTGCTAAAATCGCCATGATTAAAGCTAAGTGTACATACGTATATATGGCTAGATTATCATTGTATGATATTGGATATGGTCATACTATGAACTTCCCAGAATATACAGTAGACCATCCAGTAGTTCCAGATAAAGTATATGAAATACCAATGAAAGAGCTATTAAAGCATGTTAAGTTCGTTGGTTATGAATATTATCATAAAGTAAATGAGTTATATAAATCTGGCAAGATGTACTATACAGCAAACCCGATTCAGAAACAGCTTAATAAGCATTTATATTATAACTCTCTTGGTAACGTTAATACATCTATTGATGCTAAGATGGCTTTAATGACTATGGAATCTGGAGAGGTATTAGAATTAGATATTGATTAAGGAGGATAAAAATAATGAAAGTTTATATTAGTCAGCCAACCAAAGGTCTTACAGATGAAGAAATCAAAGCTACGAGAGAAGCAGCTGTAAAAGATATTAAGGAAAGAAAACTAGTAGATGGAGATTTTACTCTGATTGATAGAGTATCTACTAAAGATGCTCCTAAGGATGCTAATGATCTATGGACTCTTGGCAAAGCTATTCTTACTCTGTATAATGCTGATTACGTATATTTCGTTAGAGGCTGGGCTAGAGATCCTCAATGTAGAGTTGAACATCAGCTGTGTATGCAGAGAGAATATGAAAAGAATATTATTTCTTATCAGTAAATATATTAATAATATCCATAGGAGAAATCCTATGGATATTATTTTATCCCTTTTTTCTGCATACTATTATCGGACATCAAAATAAAAATTGGTACTTATATCAATTTAGATCTATGCTCATAGATTAGAATCTAAAAATTCCAAGGAGGTAATTCTAATGGCTAGACTCATTAATACAAAACTAGCTCAGGAAATTTGGTGTACAATTAACACCATTTTTGAAGATGGTACAGTAGAAGAGAAACCAATTGCTGTTGGTGATGTTATTGAGAATCTTAGATACGTTGAGAGACAGGAAGATGGAACTAATGTAGTTAAGACTATTTCTGGTCGCATCAAGGAGATCAAGTATTCTACTCCTACAAGAGTATCATTCAATACTGCTAGACCTGCAAATACGTTTACTGACGACTGCACTCTTACTGCATTAGTTATTGATGCTTCTACAGAATATAACAGTAATATCGTAACAGTTCCTGCAATGGAAAT